CAAGTCGCGGTTCTCGGTTGAATACTCGTTCATAGAATTCGCTGCGCCTGGCCGGCTGGCAACGGTCAATCCTGAGCTGCTACGCCGCGAACAGGAAAAAATGCGTGTCACTGTTCAAAACGCAGTAGACGAGGGGCTTAAACTCCTGCGGGCCCAAATGGCCGAGCTGGTAGATCATATGATCGAGCGGCTCAGCCCTGGGGCTGATGGCAAGCGCAAGGTCTTCCGCGATACCCTGACAGAGAATATCGACGAATTCCTACGGCTGTTCAATGGCAACAACCTGGCCGGCGATGCAGAGCTGCAAGCGTTTGTCGATCGGGCCCGTGATCTGATGAAGGGCATTGATTCTGATGTCCTGCGGAAACAAGATACAGTGCGCGATAAAGTCCTATCGGGCTTTCAAGATATCAAGGCCGGCGTCGATCAGCTCCTGGTCGAAGCGCCATCACGAGTCTTCCGCGCTGATCCCTGGGGTGACCTATGAAACAGGAATTTATAGATTGCGGCGGGTTGTTCGCGGTTTGGCCGACAACCGAGCAAATCCCGGATGAAATCGTCCGGGAGCTGGGCGAGGGTGAAACAAAAATCGTGGCGGCGCTCGTCCTCGATAGCCCAAAGAATCAAATCCAAGCAGCTCGCGAGGTGGTCCGCTATGCTGGGGTGAAGGGCGTAAGCCTGGAACAAGCCTGGGCTGCTTTCGCTGTCATTGCTATGGGACTCGATATCAACCGCCATATAGCTAACGTGGCCGAAGTCGGGCCGGCTCATATGCTCGCATATCTGCACGTCGTCCTCGATCACGCCCGGAGGTTGAAGCCATGTGGGAACTAACCCAAGCTGACCGCGAGTTGATCTTGCTCCTGATTGACTTCGCAATCGAGGAATCAGACCTGTGGGCCGGCTGGGGCGAGTCCTCGCCTGATCGCCTGCTAGAACTACGGGACAAGCTCAAGTCGGAGGGCTCAGATTATGCGTGAATTAATCCATGATGTCGGGCTGCTCCTGATGGCCCTGCCTTTGATCCTGCTCGCGCTGATCTGGTTCTGGTTGTGGATTACTGACGAGCTGAAGTAAAAATCTGATTTTGACCTAGACAACGGGCGCGGTGCGGGGTGATAAAACACCCTACAATCCGCGCCTGCTTGTTTGTGGAGGGTCTTTGTACGTTGCCGGGTGATAGCTCAAGGTCTGACGGCTGGGTCAAGCTCCATCGCCAAATAAACAACTGCGCTGCACTCGAAGGCCCAGCTTGCAAAAAGTGGGCTTGGGCTGACCTGATCCTGTTAGCCGCTCATGAGCCTGGGTCGGTCGTCGCCTATCGCGGGGATTATCCTCCCCTGCAAGTAAACCTCCTCCGGGGTGAGTTCTGCTTGGGTCGTCGCCAGCTCGCTCGTAGGTGGCAGTGGGACAAATACCAAGTCCAACGGTTCATTACCACGCTAATACACGAGGGCATGTTAGCTCGTCGCCAGGTTGCCGGCGTGCCAGTATGCTCACAAGCGGATTTGTTTGACAGCCTACTGACAGGCAATAACGGGTCGGAAATTGCTCCCTACCTCTGCTCCCCCCCTCTTTTTGTCTATTCCATTGTGAAATATGATATTTACCAGGGTAAACAACTTGACTCCGCTCCCTACCTTCGCTCCCACTATACAAGAAGTATCACTACCAATAGTTCTATTATAAGCACCAAAAGAACTAAGAACAACTTGGAGTTATCTACTAGCGAAGCTATAAGTAATCGGGCCCGCGAGGTTGCTATAACTCCGCTCCCAGGTGATCGAGGTGCTCAAGGTCTGCCTGGTGCTCAAGTCCTCCGCGAGCTCGGCGAACTTTGGAATTCTCTACCCGGCCTAATACATCATGGCCGGCCAGCTCTACGTGCCTTTGACCGCAAACTTTCCAAGGCCGTCCTCACCTTCGGGCCCGATCTCCTCCGCCTCGCGTTCGAGCGATATAGCAGGTGGCGGGTCAACGCCCAAGGCCGCTATCGTGCCGCCTACAATTGGACTCTGGGCGAGTTTGTGAGCCGGTCGGAGGGCTCGCATGTGGCTCGGCTATCGAGCGAGAGCTGGGAAGCCGGCTGCTTACCGTTTGGCAACGAGACCCAGGAGCAAGCTAACGTGAGATCGGCTCAAGCTCGGGCTGCTTCTGCTTCGAGTGGATCAGCCGGCCAGGGTGACAAGCTCGGCCAGGGCGAGATGCCTGCCTGGTTGCGCTGGGGGTCGTGAGCTGGTCGAGGTCGTGGAGCTGGGCTTTCAAGGTCAAGGCCGGCGTTGATCGAGCTGACCTGTGCTCGCGCTGGGCTGCTTCTGTGCGCTGGCTAGTTCGCTTGGGAGATCGGCGCTTGGCGCTCAAGTTGGACGCGATGCCGGCAGGCGCGATGCCCGGAGATCAGCCCGGGGCGCGGGGTGCCGGGGTTCGGGCGCAGTTCCATCGGGCGGCGGTCGCGGGGGCTACTCGGCAGCGCAAACCATGCGCTAGTTTCCGCAGAAGGGACTCTCTGGAATTTTTTTCTTGACATTTCCACGAACGGGCCTAAAGTCAGTGAGACATAAAAACAGCAATTCATATAGGAGCATAAATGGCAGAGGAACCGGATGTGCCGCCTACTCGGGAGAGGCTGACGATAGAGCTGGAGCCTGGGCAGCGGCGGGATTTGAAGTTACTGGCAGCGGCGGAGGGGCTAACTATGCGGCAACTGGCACGGGAGGCGATAGCGAGGCTTTTGACTGAGCGGAAGAAGGAACGGAGGCGGAAATTATGAGTGGGGAGAATCGGAAGAAGAAGAAGGCGACGATGATAGCGACGTTTCGGGTACCAGTGGAGGTATTGGAGAAGTTGCGGGCTGAGACGGCGGAGACTAAAGAGAGTTTGAAATTGATCGTTAGGAAGGCGCTGGAGGGGTATATCAATGAATCGAAGTGAAGGAAAAGAAGACCTGGCTAATTTCTCAGTAACAGTGGATCGGGATATACATGATTTAGCAGTCAAGGCGGCGGAGGAGCGAGGGGTATCGTATCGGCATTTAGCGTTGAATGCACTGGAGAAGTATTACGGCTTACCGGAGAGCGAGTTTAAGGGGATCAGGGCGTATAAGGCTAATAACAAGAAGACTCAGGTAATCAAGCAGCCTGACCATCGGGTAGCAGGGAAGATATCGGCATTGAACAAGCAGGTAGCTGAGCTTGAGAATAAACTTGAGTATCAGCGAAGTGAGAAGACTAGGTACGAGAAGATGGTAAAGGATTTGACTACGGAGATCGAGAAGCAAGACCGGACGTTAGCGTCCCAGGCGAAGGATATTCAGTATTGGAGTAGTCAGAGCAGGAGCTGCGAGGCGGAAATTAATAACATGAAGTGCCAGAAGTTTCATCTTCAGGGAAGTATTGAAGCACTGAACATGATGATTAATAAATTGCTGAATTCCAGAGGGTCTGAGCATTGAATACCGGGAACAGTGATGATGCTGATTTAAGTCGTGATGAAGCACGAGCGGAGATGATAGCTGAGTTAATCATATTAATCACCGAGCGTGACAATATCCGGGCGCTGGGGCATGAATTAGCTGCCAAGAAAGAGCGTCTGGATGAATTAATACTCTCTGATTCGACACTTGAGCTGGCTCATCTTGTTAATTATGTGAAATCAATGGCGGCTTTGAGTGATTACAGGGTGCAATACGATGTTTATACCGATCGGGTGCAGCGTCTGATGGAGAAATTAAAGCCATGACTCTAATTCTGGACCAGTGGATTCGGGCTGTAGCGGCTCGGCTGGGCAAGAAATTATCCGATGCCCAGGTCGAGATGTACGTGGAGGAAATGGAGCCCTGGGGGCTTTCGAGCGACGAATTAACCAGGCTTGAGCGCGTTGTGAGACGCCGATCGGAAGGGCAATGGCCGAATCTGGCGCAGCTTTCGGATTATGCCAAGCGGGTAACGAAGCGGCCTGAGACTGAACCGGTATTTCGCTTCAAGACCGACGAGAAAGGCCGGCGCTGGGCCAGGCCATCCCGCTATCGCAAAAACGTATTGCCGGACGACGAAACGCTCGTGCAGTGGGCAAAAGACCAGGCGAGCCCGGAAGAAGCCGAAAGAGCCTGGAATGCCGGTTTTTTCAGCTTCGCAGGGCATATGCCCGACAAGAAAGCCGAAATAGCGCGGTCTTTCCCCGAGGAAACCCGCGAGAATCCCGAAAAACCGGGCGTCCTGGCGCGAGTGCAGGTCGTCGTTGACCTCACGCCTGAAAAAAAATACTTGACTGCCGGAAATGGCTTGGTCAAGAATGCGCCCCATGAGCCCCGTGAGCCCATTTCAGACTACGACGATTCAATCCCCGCCTACGCCCCGGATGCCGATGATTTCAGCTTCGGAGACGACGATTCCGATGCTTCCGACGACGACTCACACGACAATGCCGCCCCCGCAAAGTCTCCCTTTGACGATCTCTAGCAGCAATTTCGTGTGCGAGCCCTGCCATGCGAAATTTCTCACCCAGGATCGTAAAAACGAGCATGATCGTGAGGTGCATCGCAAATCACGAGGCAGGGCTTTCGGACGACGGCGCTTCAAAGAATTTGGTTTTGGAACAGGTGACAAATTGGAGATTTAGAACGAACGTAGAGCAAACTAAAACAAGCAATAATTCGATCTAGCCGCAAGGGATATATAAAAACTCTGCGGCTTTTTTTTTGCTTATGCAGGCTAATATATCAAGATGAATCCTGATGCCTTTGATTTGTTGTTAGTCAATCAAAAACCGGATCGCAGTCGCATTGATAAAGACCTGGTATTAAACCCGGAAGTCGCAAGACTATTCACACTCGGATATTCAGCCAGGTATATAGCAAGTGTTTTAGGAATTCCGATCACGACGCTTAATAACTACCGATATTCAGCTCCAATGAAAGTTCTGATGGAGCGTGAAGTCAGAAGAATATTAAGACATCTGCCGAGCCGTGATCTGAAAAGAGTACCTTATGACAAGTTAATCACTTCGGCTGGAATAGTAATCAGCAAACTAAACGAGATCGAAAATGCCCAGGTCGATGAGAAACAGATCGCTAGTACGGAGCTTATCCAGAATATCTCCATTGCGATTTTCGGAGCGTCAAGCATTGCTGGAAGCGCAAGCCCTGGTGGACAAGATCGAGTCGTTAACAGCGGAGAAGCGGCAGGAATACTTAGAGAGCTTGAGCCCGCAGCAGCAGATATATTTCAAGCGGACGTTCTGGGGAGTGAAGCGGGAAGCGTGCGTGAACAGTCTGGAATTCTTCGCCAAGTACGTGAGGACGAGGGACGAACACCAGTCGGGGAAACTCTCGATCCGGGCGTTTCCGACAAGAGTTGAGAAGCCTTATGTCTGGGCCTATCTGGATATGCTCCAAGAAGAAAATCTGGTCGCAGTCGAGAAATCGCGCCAGCTCATGTTCACCTGGGCGACTTGTTTATATTTATATTGGCGGGCGAAGTACGTCGAGAATAGATTAATATTTATCCAATCCAAGAAAGAAGAAGACGCGGCCAATCTTGTCTTCAACAAAGAGCCGTTCGGTGCGCGGATAGCTTTCATGGAGTATTCGCTGCCCGATGAATTAAAGACTATCGACTGGAACCGTAATGCGTCCTACGGTCAGCTTGTATTCCCTGATACTTATTCTAAGATTTGGGGCGTCCCGGAAGGCGGAGATATCATACGCAGCTACGTCGCCAGTATTGTGTTCTCCGACGAGTTCGCTTTCCAGCCTGAAGCGGAAAGTGCTTATAAGGCACTTCGTCCGACGATTTCGGGCGGCGGGCAATTTATTGCGGTTTCGACGGCTCGTGCTGGTGCGTTCATGCGAAGACTCATAAGCCAGATATGACAGCATGAGAAAGTCTACCCGCATCGGAAAACAATGGCAGCGTTACCGTGAATTGATGGGAATAGATCCCGACAGCAAAGCTGCCAAACTTGATTTCTATTATGGCGCAGTTGTCGGTTTCACGACCTTTCACCGGGTCATGGCTAACAAGAAATTAACCGTTGAGAAAAAAGCCTCAGTCCTGAATTCAATCCGCGCTGAGCTGGGAAGGCATCGTGATTGGGTGCAAACACTGATTAATTTGAAAGCGGAAAAAAATGAAAGGCGTTACGGAGACTCATAAGCCAGCTATGAATTGCTTAAAGTGCGGCGAAGAACTGGACGACTTTTCATCTACCACGGGTGGCGTGATCCCGAAAGCAGGCGATGTTTCGATCTGTCTTTACTGCTCTAATATTGCCATCTATACAGGCAATCTCATGGACATCAGACCGGCAACATCGGAAGAATTGGCGGAGATATCAAACGATCCGAAGACTCTAAAGGCGATCGCAATTACCATGATGTTCCGGGCGATGGATCGAGGATGAATGGAGGGCCAGTTGAAGGGAGTCACGTTTTACCGATCGAAGTCCGGGTTCGCCTGTATGCGGGCGCACTATTCAGCCGATCCCGACAAAGACCCCGCGACTCCAGAAGGCGCGAAGTGGCTGGAGCTTGAATTAAAAGGTGTGCCTGGCGGCCTGTCTTCAAGCTCCTGGCGGCAGGAAATGGAAATCGACTGGGACGCTGCCGGTGGTGATCTGGTCTTCCCTGACTTCGAGCCCTATAGAAACAAGATCATCGTTTCTGACTTTGAACCTCCCGAGACATGGATGCTGTTCGGCAGTTACGACTACGGCCAGCGCAATGCTTCGTGTTTTCTCGTGCATGGCCTGGACTACGACCAGAATGTCTGGACCATCTGGGAGTTTTATTCAAACGCTTTCGGATATCTTACCCAGGCCCGCATCATGAAAGCCTGCCCTTACTGGAAACGGCTTCAATGCGTAATCGCAGACCCGCAGATATTCGCCAAAGACCAGCAGCAGACCAGCTCGATCGGCGGCGATCAGAACGAACTAAAAAGCATTGCCGATCTGTATTCGCAGATTCCCGAAGACCGCGATGATCCTCTCAGCGGCCCGATATATTTCATTCCCGGGAAGCATGGCGGCGATTTGACGACCGCTGAATGGATCAAAGGAAATCTCTGGCATGACCTGGCCGAAGGCAGTCCGCGCTGGAGAATATTCAATACCTGCCCATTTTTAATTTGGGAAATCGGCAAGCTGCGCTACGCCGAATGGACGGCGCTGGCACAGGAGACAAAGAATCTGCGCGAAGAAGTAATCTCGAAAGACAATCATGCCTGGGATAGTTTCAAGTATTTCCTGCTTCAGTTCATGATCGGGCCGCAGGCTCCCAAGAAAGAGAAGTACGATGATCTCAAAGAGATTGGCGACCTGGCCTCTTACAGAGAATGGAAACTTGTGGATAAACTCCACGCAGCTCGGGAAGCAACGTTTACTGATATCTGGGGGGAGTAATGAGCGAAGACCGGCGTTGGAAAGACGAAAATCCCGAATACTGGGCAGAGAAAGCCGAAGAATTAATGGTGACCATTGCGGCGACAATTCTTAATGCGGTTGCCGGTCTGCCGGTTCCACTAGCCACCAAGCGGGCCTATGAAATCTTCGACGAGATAAGCGAAGAATCCTGGGCGCGATGTGAGCGCCGGAGCGGAAGATACAGCGAGAAATCTAGCGGTGAGTAATGCATGAGTCTGTTTTGGCCTTTATACAGGAGCATATCGAATCAGAAGAAGTCGCCGGCAAGCGTGTACTCGAAATTGGGAGTAGAAATATCAACGGCAGCGTCCGTCCGATCATTTCAGCAATGAATCCCCTGAGCTACGAAGGCATCGACAGGAAGGCTGGATTCGGCGTCGATATCATCGAAGATTGGGGCGGCGATGGCTGGGTGAGCAGGATCGTCAAGTATTCCGAAAAATATGATCTGGTGATTTCCACTGAAATGCTGGAACACGCCGAGGACTGGCGGTCGGCGTTGTATTGCATGAAATACGCGCTGAAGCCAGCTACCGGCATTCTGATTCTGACCACCCGGAGCCCTGGATTCAACTTGCATGACCTGCCGGATTACTGGAGGTTTACTCTGGAGAATTTCCGTGCGATGTTCGAGGACATGGACATCGTAACGCTCCAGATGGACCCGCAAGTACCTGGAGTATTTATCAAGGCTCGGGCCAATGAACGCACGGGTAAAGATCCGGTGAGCCTGGAAAAAATCACTGTAGCAAGTGCCATGTAGAGGTAGACGGAGACAAGGATGGACCGAGCGAGTATCTACCATGAAGCCGAGCCGGAGTTTACGGAGCTGGTCAAGAAATGGGGAATGCATGACTTCGTGCAGCTCCCGCCTGTCATTGTCGCGCATTATATGTTTCATGCTCTGGAGAACCTGGCCGCGATAGTCGAATTCATCCACGCATGGGCGGAGGCTAGTAGTGTTCAATTTAACGTTAGTAACCAAGAGCGAGAAACTCCTGTGGCGGCACCAGGTCGAGATGCTCCAGGACCGCTGCGAGCAGTTGGAAGAAACGATCAGGCGTCTGGAGAAAAGAAACGACGCGCTAGTGACCGCCCTGGTGGCGAAACAGGCGAAGGTGATTCTATCGCCTGAGCCAACTGCCGCCGAAGTCGATAAAGAAATCGTTGATTTTGAGAATCTCGTTGAGCGAACATTCGGAATCTTTGAAGAGGACGAAGCTGAAATGAAGCGCCAGGCTGAATTAATAGAGGCCATTCAACGTTGAACGAATCATCCCCCCAGAAATCCATCTTCGTCGCTCTGCCAACTTTAGGTACATATAACTTCGGCCTGCTGAACAAACTCTCCTGGTTCGGGATGCAGACTGATTATCTCGTCTGCCTGGGTCAATGCGTAGGGACGTTGTTTCACGATACCGCCAGGAATAACCTGGCCGCGCAATTTCTGGAATCGGGCGCGGATTATTTGCTATTCATCGACTCCGACGTTGATCCGGCAGCGAATATCCTGGACCTTGCCAAGCACGACAAAGACATCATTGCAGCCAATGTCTTCGCCTGGATGGCAGGCAAGAGTAAGAACGGCGACAGTACGGTTGAGCTATTCAGTTCGATCTGGGAGCAAGCTCCATGCGAAGAATGTAAGGCCGTCGAGCAGTTCCAGAAAGACGGTTCCAACAAAGATCGGCGCGAGTACCGGATTGATCCGAGAGCGCCGGAGATTCTGGAACGCTACGACCCGTTCACTCATACCTGGAAACTGTTCTATGATCGGGAGGCCAGGCAATACATGAGCGGCAAATGCCGTTGCCAGGGGACAGGCCGTGATCCATTCGTCTACAATCCCAGTTCAAAAATTACGCAGAAAGAAAGCCCGATCGAAGTCGATGCTGTCGGATGTGCAGCGACGATGATTGCGCGGCGGGTAATCGAAAAGATGCCGCCGCCCTGGTTTCAGTTCATCTATCGGCACATGCGCGATGTCATGACGACCGAAGATTTGTATTTCTGCTACAAGGCCAAGCAGCTCGGCTTTACGATCTGGGCCGATCAATACATGCCGGCGCGGCACTTCAAAGAGATCGACTTACTCCAGATGAACTCCTGGGGCGGGCGCTTGATCGACTCGACAGCCAAGATGCTCGAAGCAAAGAAAGCAGAAAAGCCGAGAATAATTACCCCCGAGATGGCGGGGCAACTGCATTTCAGGTGATCCCAAAATGGCGACAACGATAGACGATGCCAGGGTAGATCCGAACAAGATCAATGAGCTGTACGCAAGATTATCCAGCCGGGTGCTGACCGATCGCTATATCTATGAACGCGACTGGTTCAGGAATATTTTATTTTACCTGGGCATCCAGTGGATCAACTACGTTCCGGGTGCGCGGCGCTGGTATCCCAAGACCATGAAAAAGTGGATACCCCGACCTGTGACCAACAAGTTTGCCACCCACGCCAACACCATGATCCAGGTGATTACGGCCAAGCCGCCCCTGGCAACAGCCAGGCCCACGACCGATAACCCCGACGATATTGGAGCTGCGGAAGTAGCGACGATTGCGCTGCCGGTACTCTATGAAGAAATGGACAGCGACACCGCACGGCGCATACTCGCCTCATGGGTTGTCCTGACTGGTAACGGCGTACTTCATGCCTGCTACGACCCGGATCTCAAATATGGCTCGGTCACGATCCCGAATCTGCAATGCCCGAACTGCGGCAAGACCATGCCCCCGGATCAGACCCAGAATGGTGCATGTCCTGAGTGCCAGGCGCAGATGGTTGAAGCTCCAGGTCAGGATCAGTCCGGTCAGGTCATGGGACAGAAAATGCCCAAGGGCCAACTCCGCATGGAAGTCCTGAGTCCGTTTGAGATTTATTGTGACCTGGAATCTCGATCGTTTGAAGAACTCGAAGAACTCATGGTCAGGCGGCGCTACAACGTCGATGTCATTAACGCACGCTGGCCTGGCAACAATATTGAGCCCGATGGTGGTCATGGTGAAAACGGCTCGTCTGGGTTGAATCTGCTTCGCTCTGTGGCCTATTCCGCAGGCATCGGTGTCTATGGTTTCGGTGGGCAGACCGGAGTAGAGAACCAGTCAGCGACCGTAGATTTTGTCTGGAAGAAACCTTGCGAGGCTTACCCCGATGGGCTGGTGGCGGTCTACTGCAATAACAAGATCCTCAACCCGGCGTCGCTTCAAATGCCCTATCGAGATCAGAAAGGGAATCCACTCTGGACCTTCCGGCACGTACCGTTCGATGTTGTGCCAGGAAGACTCTGGGCGCGTACTCCGCTCGATGATGTTGCGCCGAAGCAAGAGCAGCGTAACAAGCTCGAAAGCCTGATTCAGCTCATAGTCACGCGGACAGCGAACCCTGTCTGGCTCAGACCGAAGAATTCGGGCGTGACAGTGATTACAGGCGAACCAGGCCAGGATATCGAATACAACTCGATCGCCGGCGTCGGAAAGCCGGAGCGAATTCCGGGCGAGAATATTCCCACGAGTATTATCGCCTGGCTCGAAAAGATCGACTCCGACATGGAAGAACTGGCCGGGACGTTTGAAGTCCTCAAAGGCAATACGCCTCCTGGAGTGACCGCTGGGACTGCGCTGCGACTTCTTCTGGAACGCGCTGTCACGCGCTTTACGCCGCTACTGCAAGCCTACGAGAAAGCCTGGGGCGATGCGACCAAAGACGCGCTATGTATTTTTCAGCAGTTCGGGACCGAGCAACGCATGGCGCAGATACAGGGCCCCGGAAAGGTCTGGGAGACTAAAGCATTCTCAAATTCTGATCTGATTGGTTCGGTCGATATCATCGTCGAAGTCGGCAGCTCGATCCCGAAGACCAGTGTAGGTACGCAGGCATTGATCCAGGATCTTGCCGGCCTGGGTGTCATAATGCCGCAGGAGCCTGAGACTCAGTACAAGATCCTGGAAGAATTCGGCATGACCAAGCTGCTCGGCTCGATCGACGATAATATCCGCCAGGCCGAGCGTGAGAACTGGAACTTTCAGGTCATGCAGATGCCGTTTGAAGTTAATCAGATCATCGACAATCACGCCGTACATATACTTCGCCACAAGCAACTCGCGTTATCGAGTGATTACGCAAGTTGGCCTCCCGAGATGCGGGCCGCCCTCGATGCTCATATCGTTGAACACCAAATGGCAATGGAAGGGGCACTGAATGCCAATGCTGCGATGGGAATGCCTGGGCCAGCAGCTCCGGCAGGTCCGAATGGTGAAGCGCCTGGAGTAACCCCAAGCGGTGAACCTGCTGGTGGTATTCCAAGGGGGGAAACATCAGGGAATCCGGCTTCAGGCGCTGCACCGCCCAGTTCTCAAAATGACACCAGTGAACCTCAACCAGCAGGAGAGTATTGAGATGCCGATATCAAAGTATTTCAAAGGCCACGGCGAAGAAGTCATGGCGAATATGAAAAAGCAGTACGGCGAGGAAAAAGGCGAGAGAGTCTTCTACGCAACAGCGAACAAGCGCAAGGGCAACAAGCCGCACTCGAAGATGCGTCACGCAATGGGGCAGGTCATGCACTCGAAAGGCGGACGAAAATGACCGGATTGCAGGTCGAAGATCACGTCAGGATCAATCATCCAGGCTGGGCTGGCGACGGCGAGATTGGGCGAATCGAATACTTTGGTCAGCTATCGAGCGGCGCTTATGTTCGCATTCCAGATAGAAAATGCTACCGGCACGAACTGCAATTCCTGACGAAAGTAGATCAGCCTGATTGCCAACTCGGCTGCTGTCAGGGCCCAATACACTGGAGTGAGCAAATCCCGGTGGAGATCACACAAGATGGATGTGGGTCAGTATTACGAAACCCGATTCTCGACTTATAAGAAAACCCGAAGTCAGAAGAAGGCTCCCAAGATCAAGATGCAAAAAGCCAATGACCTGAAAGAGAGCCTAAGAGCGGTAATGCGCGGACGAGGAGGCTCCCGTGCCGGCAAGAGATAACATGCTCGATCTTGAGCTGATTAAGAAATCGCAGCGTGAGGATGCAGTTATTTTTTGTATTTGTGGCACCCAGATGGTTGCTTTCGCTGAGCAGCGTTATGATGGCTGGAAATGCCCCAATTGTGGGCGTAAAAGAACTGTCATATCCGACCATCGCAAAGAGCCTACCCGCTGGCCCGAGGAGGTATGAATTACGGCATCCTGATTCTCAACAAATACCCCGAATTGGCGAATCTCTGTATTGACTCGATCAAAGCCCACGAAAGCACTCCTGACGTTCCAATCGTTGTAGTCTGCGATAATCATTCAGGCGAAGACATAACCCACGATGTTTTCAAGATCGGCGTCTACGGGCCGTTCGTATTCTCGCGTTCGGTGAATCTTGGGTTTAATTTCCTGCAAGAAAAAGACTGCTTCCTGATGAACGATGACGTGGCGATCGTTGAGCCCAATTCGATTCGTCAGTGTGCGGCGATTGCGTGTGCTGGGCCCAATATCGGGATACTGGCCCCGATGGTCGATGGCGGTGTGGGGAACCCCTATCAGGATGCGAACCGGATTAATCAACTCTGGCCGGAGGACAAGTATCACCTGGATCTGCCAGGCCGGACTTCAATGTCATTGGCAGTCTGTTTCGTGGCCGTGTATCTAAAAAGAAAAATGATTCGGGAAGTCGGCCCGATGGATGAAGATTTCACCGGCTACGGCTTCGATGACAATGATTACTGTATTCGAGCCCGGAGAAAAAACTGGCGGACGACTATTACCCGGTTAGTCTGCGTCCGACACGGCACAGGCGGCGCAGAATACAAGCAAGGTGAGAACTGGAACGTAACTTATCAGAGCGAAAACCGACCTTCAAACATAGATATCTTCCGCAAAAAATACGGCGCAGTTCCTGTTTCATAGAAAAATACGCTTGACTCCGCGTAACCGCTACAGTTAGACCTAATAGCGATCTGAACCACAATATTTTGTAGGGGTAGTGAATGGCACAAGACGATACCACCCCGGATTCGTCTACCGGGGAAGAAGAAGAAGTAACCGACGACCGACCCGAGCAACCGGGCTCACAACCCGATACCACTGATGGCGAAGGCGGCGACGGGGAAGAAAAAGAACCGACGATTCCGTACAGCCGGTTCAAACAAGTCAATGATGTCGCCCAGTGGTATAGGCGCAATATAGGATCGACTGAGAAAGTCCAGCAGTTCAATCAATGGCTGGCATCCCAGGAGCAGCAGACCAAACAGCAAGATCCTGAAGCGCAATACTCCAAAACACAACTTGAGCAAGTCCGCGCAGTAATGCGCCAGGCCGATGCTGGATACCGCGAACTCATGGAGGAACGAGAGCGGACCAAGGCGGAGCAGGCGCAAGCGGAAGAAATGCTCTTGGACGACACACATGACGAAATCATGAAGCTGGCAAAGGCAAATGGCCTGCCCGTAAAGGACGACGAAGTAATGAAAGCCATCGGGCAGTCTGTAATGCTGACGATCAAGAACGATCACAAGCTGCTGCGCCAGTGGCTGAATGGCGATCTCTCGACCGTGGGTGCTGCTTTCGAGAAGTTACAGAAAGCTATAGGCGGATCACGCAAGGGAGCGGGCCAGATGGGGAATGTGGCGAGGATCAAGCGTCAAGTAGTCGGTTTGCCCACGGCCCCTTCGGGCGGGGCGGGGACCGTCACATCGGTTCCAGCAAAAGCCAAAGACGAAAAGGGCATCACCAAATCCACGCACGATCGGGCCTGGGCTATGCTCCAACAACAGTCCGAGTAAACAGAGGTATCGTCAATGCCACAGAATCTTGCAAACTTCGATGCGGTCCTGAAAGACGTATACGGGCCTCAGATCGAAGAACAGCTTTCCCTGGTCAACAAGCTCCAGGACCAGATTGAAGAAAACGACTCTGCCGACTGGACAGGCCGGCAGGTGACGTATCCCATCCACGTAAGCCGCAACGAAGGTGTCGGGGCATCAGCAGAAGGTGCTCGGCTCCCCGTTGCAGGCGCTCAAGGCTATGCGACCGTAAAGATCCCCGAGAAATTCAACTACGGGCGTATCGAGCTTACGGCACAGGTAATCAAATCCAGCTTGAGCAATAAAGGCGCTTTCGCCCGCGCAATGGATTCGGAACTGAAAGGCATGGTGCGCGACCTGGCAAACGACCGGGAACGCCAGATGTTCGGTTCGGGTACCGGCGTCCTGGGTCTGATTAACGGCACCCAGAGCGTTTCGGCAACAACCAACGTGAACGTCGATTCGCCTTTCGGCATGGGAATCACAGCCAACGGTGCGAGATTTCTTAATCCGGGCATGACGATTGCCGTTATTGCTCCGGCCTCCAACACTGTCGAAGGCACGTTTACAGTCGCTGCTGGCGGCATTTCAATCACTGGCGGAGTCGTGACTATCACAGGCACCAAGGCCACGACTTTCTCAGATAATGGCCGCATGGTGCGCTACAACCCGGATGTTCCCGATGGCACGACCAATAACTTTGGCAACGAAGTCATGGGGCTTCTGGGGCTGTTCGACGATGGCACTTACGTCAATATCCTGCACAACGTCAACCGGACAACTTATCCGGTGTTCAAATCCGCTGTAATCAACGTCAACGGCACGATCACTTCAGATATCATCCAGAGATTGATCGACGCAACTGACGAGCTGGGCGGTGGAGACTTTGCCCGCAATGGAGTTTTCTTCTGCCATCACAGCGTTCGCCGGGAGTATCTGAAGCTCCTGGATTCGCCACGGCGCTACACCGGCGCGGATCTGAGACATCCAGACGCATCTCCGACCGATCTGAGTTTGCGGAAGGGCGGCGAAATCACCTATGCAACCCGGCCCTGGATCACGGCCAAGCATTGCCCTTACGGGACACTGTTCGGCTTCTTGAAAGGTTCGGTTACGCGGTATATCCACGTTCGAGGAGAGTGGGCCGACGAAGACGGAGCCATTCTCAGGAACGTTTCCAACTACGACAAGTGGGAGGCGTTCTACCGCATCTTCGACAACCTGGCTACGGATCGTCCCAATGACGGCTTCCGGGCCGATAACATAACCGCCACTGTAGACGTTCGGCACGTCTTTTAACGGGACAGGCCCGACTGATAAGGATTTTTCCGTGAGAATCGTCAATGTGTCTAAGACTCCGTTCCAGCCGGTATTCGATTCCAATAACTATCCGATTATTCCGCCTGGAGCTGTCGTTGATATGCCCGATGATGTTGCGCGATTCATCATCGGGAAATCAGCCAGAGTTGACGATCTGGGGGAAGTTATCGGCTTCGATATTGAACCGCTCGACACTGTGTTGGGGAATGCTGACATGCGGGCTGGAGTGGCCCTCTACCAGTGTCCTCTGACGTTGACCCGTGAATGTGGAGCGGACAATTTCGTCAGCTTGGAAGAACTGACTGCCCACATGGAAACCCATAGAATCCCGAAAGCCGGCAAACCTGGCCTGAAGGGTATCTAGCGGCCTCCCATCCTTTCGGTCGGGCCTGCTTATTACTATGCAGGCCCCTGACTGGTTTCTTAAAGAACTGAAAACTTTCGATCCGCTTCTGCGGGTGCGCTGGTCTGCCAGAATGGAGTTATGGCACATCGAGCGTCGCGTCATGCGCGGGCTCCATCCGGGCACGATCAAAACCGATGAATGGCACGACGACTATATTCGAGCCCGTGATGGCTACGTGCACGTCTGTTCAGTGCCTCCAGGTAAATTGACGCCGCACGTCTTTGAACGTCTGAGGGCTGCGGATCTCTGGAGTCATGGTGGCTGGAAGCGGGTAGCGGATCAGTTGGATGAATTCGATCGCGCAAAGGAAGAAAAGAAATGGGAAGTGTTTTCCCGAGACATTACCGATCTGTCTAAATCCGTATATGAGTTACTGAAGATCCGCGACGGCAGAACTGTCTTCAATGCAGGCTGGGTGTAATGACGACCAGCGCCGAGCTTGTGACCCGAGTTAGATCCAACATCTACGAAACTGCTGGGGCCACTGGCGAGTTATCCAGGACTGACGAGGAGATTGGTCAATGGCTGGCCGATAGCTGTTATGACTATATCTCAAAGCTGCCGTCCGATGCCTTTCCCGAGCTGTTGGTCGAAACACCAGTATTGAGCTTCCCCTGGGCGCTCCCGGACGATTTCGAGAAGCTGGTCGAAGTTGTAGTGATCCATACTGTGTCGTCTACGAGCGTAACCGAACCGGCCTATGTGCTCAAATCCGATGAGTCTTATCTGCGGTTGCGCCATACGGACGGTTTAGGTGCGTGGGCACAGATCCGGGAGATAGGGGGCACGGTATCTATCGACGCCGGACCCAGCGCAACGGGTGGATTCGTCAAATACGTGAAAGTGCCTGTAAATCTGAAGCCTCCCAGCGCCCAACTGAGTCTTGATATAGAACACGAAGAACCAATCGTCAATCGGGCGACAGCTCTGGCCTTGACGAAGGTGAACGACGAGGATTCTCAGTTCTACATGAAATTGTATGATGATCGAATAACTGCCGAACAAAAGAAATACTTACCAGAAGGAGGTTTAGTCCGCTGATGCCAATGCCTAAAGGTTTCAAGCACTCACCGAAAACCCGCCTCAAGATGAGCCTGGCGAGGCTGGGCCGCAAGCATTCCGACGAAACCAAAGAAAAGATGCGGACCACTCAATTAGGCGAACGTGGTCACAACTGGTTGGGCGACGACGTGACTTACATCGGCCTTCACACCTGGACGACACGACACTTCGGTCGGCCTAAGCTGTGTGAGCATTGTGGTACCACGACGGCAAAGAAATTTCACTGGGCCAACATCAGTCGCGCCTACCGACGTGATCGAAGCGATTGGCTGCGCCTGTGTGCATCCTGTCATCAGAAATTCGACAACATGGGACGGCGCAACTTCATATCCAGTCTGGATGGCGAGCTGCGGCCCTGCATAGCATCGCGGGCTGCGTTCATTACCGGGAGGGTGTCATGCCACAAGTGGGCCTCGGCCTAATCCTGTTTCAAGCACGGTCACTGTTGCGCGATATGTCAGTGCGGATCTGGACTGAACCGGCACTGATCCAATCGGCCAATGAAGGCAAGAACGAGCTGGCGAAGCTCCTGCGTCATACCCGCGAAGATTATTTCATGATGACTGCAACAGGCACGATTTCAGCTCCAGCGGCAGGGACAGCAGCCGAGATTACGCTGCCTACTGACTTCGCGGAATTCAAAGACATTGAAGCAACGACACCCGGATTCGCCAACCTGGTCTGGAGCCCGCTCGACCGGACTGATCCGATCTTCCGTGATCGTGTAGTTAGCCCTCCGATACTGACCGATGGTATGGCGGTCTATTACGACATTGTTGCGAGAGCGACCATGCAGCTCGCCGGCATCACAAGCGCCCTGGCCTACAGGCTCTACTATATCCAGCTTGTGCCTGATATGGTGCTGCATACCGACACGCCCAGCGCGATCCCGCAGGAGCATTGGAACTTTATCGTCAACTGGGTTGTGACCGATGCGCTCCGCGCTGTTAATGATCCGCGCTATGGGGCCTTCTTCGACAAGCTCAAGATGCAGTCGGAGCTGGTAGTCAATGCCGCGCAGCAGCGCCGGGTAGCGGCCGATCCGAAGTTTGCCCGAGCATTCGACGAGGACTAGAGAATGAAAGAATTCTCGATGGAACACCGGAAGAACTTGAGTCTGGCGGCAACAGGCAGACGCCACACGGCTGAAACGATCGAAAAATTATCGGGGCCGAATAATGTCACCTGGAAGGGCGATGATGTTAGCTACAGCGCCTTGCATACCTGGCTTCGTAATCAGCTCGGCACGCCCAGGCTGTGTGGGCATTGCGGGAGCACCGAAGCAAAAGCCTACGACTGGGCGAGTATTTCCAAAGAGTACAGACGCGATCTGACCGACTGGATTCGACTCTGCCGTAAGTGCCACATCAAATACGACGGCACTATCGAACGCCGCGTGAACAATCAACCGCGTGGCGACGATCACTGGAAACGACGGAGAAAGGTTTGTGCCTAATGCCGCGCCCCACGCTTCAGTACACCCTGGACGCATGGACGGGCTTAGATGCGTTCTCTCCCCCGGATTTAATGGACCCGCATCATTTGGCGGATTGTCAAAATGTAGATTTTGATGAGGCTGGAACCATAGAGAAACGGCGCGGGGCGTCGAGAGTTGCATTAAGTCTATCGGGTAGAGTGCATCTAATATACGATCTACAGGGTCAACAAGGCTTCATCGGCGGAGCTACAGACAGACTCCGAACGCTCATCGTGGCCGGTGCAACGCTCTACGTCGTAAAAGATTTCAATAGATTCAACACGATCGAAGCGACGTTTGCGGTTCCAGACGCGAAGCATTACGCCTGCACGACCAATAACGGCGTCTGCTTTGTGTCGAACGAAACGGGCGGTGTCCCGAAATTATTAACGCCGGTTGCCGGCACCTGGCGCTATGTCGATGCGAGCCTGCTGGCTCCTACGGTAGCGCCTACGGGTTCTATTGGCGGAGTCGGCGGCCTGACCGGAGAGTACAGGTATCGCTACACCTACGAAGACTACTGGGGCAATGAATCGAATCCGTCTGATCCTTCTGCGCCTGTTATGCTCGGTGAGGAGGGCGGTGAAGGCAAGTATGCCAACGTCACTGTTACAGCGTCGCCGGATGTCACGGTGCAGTTCATTAACCTGTACGTGCTTCCGCCTGGTCAGTCGATTTATCAATACGTTTCCACGCATCCGAACACAACGGCGACTATCACCCACTGGGAATCAGATGCCCAGGTCTTAGGTGGGGCCGCACTGGAGTACGATCACGAAAGCTGCCCGCCTGCGAAGTACGTCACGATCTACAACGACATGCTCTGTGTTGCTGGCGATTCGGGCCTGCCCGATATGGTCTACGTCAGCAATAACCAGTACCACCGGCAGTTCGCTACAGCGACAGACTTCGCCCGAGCTGTATCGGGTGACGGGCAACCCATCAGGGGTTTCGCTTCCAGCTTCCAGGCGCTCATAGTGGGCAAGAGCGACAGTCTGTTCATAGGTGAAGGTGAAGACAACCAGACCTTCCAGCTCCGGCCTCACGATCAATCCTACGGCGTTCTTGGAATGCCCAGCATGACGTTCATCCACCGGACGCTGGCTTATTTCTCGGACGACGGGATCTACGTCGATGACACGATCAATCCGACTGAATTATCGGTTTTGATCCGAAACAAGATGCGCCAGCTTAATCCGGCCAACCTGGCGGCAGATCCTCCGAGACAGGTCGCAGCGAATTACAAGTATTACAAGCAGACGTTCTGGTCAGTGCGCCGAGCTGCGGGAGCTGGGGCTAACGATACGATGCTGGTCTGGAATTACGAACGCAAAGCCTGGACGCTCTGGACCGGCAACGCTGCTGAAGCTCTTGGAGCCGTTCAGGATTTCTCGGATTACGAAATGATGTATGGCGGAGACAACGCCGGCAACGTATTTCTGTACAACCCTCCCAACGGTGGTTCTCCTAATTCTGACAGCATTACTGGGAGTCCTGTCGCTATCAGTGCGTTTGCGGAAACACCCTGGCTCCACCTTCCAAGACTCAAAGGACTCGATGACTGGGAAAGAACGCGGACGATCGGAAGATTCGTGATTCTGTATGTGTCGGGTGAATCGGATTCGGGCAGTATCACCATGACGACGAATTACTTTGTCGATTTCGACGATACGATCCGAGCAACTTTTTCGACTACTCATACGACCTACGCCTGGCCGAAGGTCAAACCTGATCCGAAGAAGATCGGACCATTCGGGGGCCCTAACCAGCCGTTTACCTGGGTGAAGTTTAGATTCAGTAACAATATCATTCATCAGCATTTCAAAATTCATAAGCTCGTGTTTGGATTCAAAACAAAGCCGGCGATCGACTGATATGGGAAGTACGCAAGACAAGAATTCTCTAAGACGCCTCAGAATGCCCCGGACTTATCGGGACATGGGGCAGGCATTCGTTGGCAATCGTATGTCCGACGACTTGCGAATGCTCAGGGATGCCATTAACACCGACAGGGCAATACTGAATCTGCCAGCACCTACCGGCTTGCGGGCCACTTCTCTGCCAGCAGCGGTTTTACTGGAATGGAATCCGCTGGCTCCGAGTTACTTGAAGTCCATCGACGGGGCCCGCATCTGGCGAGCCCCGAGAGCTTTGTTGGACGATACCAACTGGTACAGCAATCCCAATAAAGTCATCATCTGTAATGCCATCCGATCTACGACCTACACGGATTCGGTAGGGAATACCGGGGATGAATTTATTTACTGGGTTCAGTGGATCAATCTGGATGGCAAAGAAAGCGGTGCCAGCGCCGGTACTATTGGATTCGCCCTCTGGGATAGCGCCGCTCCAGGGCTCATTGAAAATCTTCATGTCCTGGGAGCGAATGGGGAGTTTTCAGGATCTTGGAGCGATCCACTCACTAACATCCTTACCCTGGATAATTTCGCTCAGCAGTATTCGACGACTTCGGGTTTCACGACCGCAGGCGGGAATACCTGTACGACCTGGCTCTTGGGCCGGATCTACAGTCATCGGGGAAAGGAACAGGGAAAGACTTACTGGTTCCGCTATGCAGCTCACAACCTATCGGGTGATACCGAAGCGAATGCAGACCCTCGCCTGGTGGCGATACTCCCTAACGGTTGGGGCCCGTGGACCCATGCGCCGGAAAATCCCGTGTCCTCCGGCTGGGACACTGGCCCCGACACCGGCCCCCCGACTGAGATTACCGTCGCGGCTTCAGCAAACGGTCTTACGATTCTCTTTGGCGCACAGGCGATGGATAATGCCTTCACCGTCGAAGAAGGGCATATTCGCATAAAGCGTGTCGAAGATCCTGGCGCAACTGTTACTAATCTCACGACACCAGACGCCGATATACCAAATATCCCGGCGACAACTTACGGATGCCGCCTGACCTGGGCCGCGCCCCGACCGGGCAGGTACTTCTTCTCATGGCGGCTCCGTAACTCTGCTTTTGGCTGGTCTGACTGGACCGGCGATCCGACGCTGCTCAATGTTCCCAATTCCGTCCAGACGACAAACGAGATCGACACCGGCCCGCCCCAGGATTGGACCGTCGAGACACGACCAGGCACAGATCAGAACAGCGTCTTTGTCTATACCTCACGACCGAAGATCAATGGCGCAAATCTGCTCTGGGTAGGCTATCAACTCAAAGATACAAGTCAGGGAGCATGGCGGGCCATAGACGAAAACGCAGGCGCGGCAGTCACGTACTACGACGGCTCAGCGATTAACCATAAGCTCAACGACGACGGCACAAGGCTCGTCCGGGAATCAGGGGTAGGGTTTGGTACAGCCAAAGTAGACGACATGCTGTTGATCGACGTTCGCGGCGGACAGTTCCATAGAAATTACTGCCAGTGGGGATTGATTCAGGGCTTCGAGACAGGCGATCCAGCGACTTCGAGCTATATCATCCTGGCCGGAGGATACCGTCCTCAAGTCAATTCCGGGCTCCGCGTCAAAGTCGTTAAACCGCCCTGGACTTGGGATACAGAAGGTTATCTCGGGGCACTCGTCGGAAATGGCGGCGCGGGCGAATTCGTAGCTGGCAAGTCAGATCAGCAATTCGTCTCCGCGCCGATACCGATTGACGGCGATTTTAACTCAATCGACTCCCGCGTGTGGTTCGAGAATCATTATTCGAGATCCGACGCTTCGAGCCCGGCGAATCCGCCGACAGTGAGTGCAAACCACGTCAAAGTCATAAAACTCAAAGACGACGTGATTCCTGGCGCGGTCGTGAATCTTAGCGTCACGGGAGCCAATGGCGAATTCGTCGCCAAGTGGGAAGATCCGCTGACAGGCAGCGCAACGATCGACGATACGGCGATTCAATACGCGACTGATCCTGGGTTCAGTGTCGGCGGCGGGACTTCTAAAAATTGGGGCTATGTCAATTCGCTCAAGGGCCGCGATCCTGGGAAGAGTTATTACTGGCGAGTCGCGGTTCACAACCAGAGCGACAAAGACAGTCATGCTTCGACTGCGGCGCAACTTGGTGCAAAAGGCTGGGGGCCTTGGACAGCGTTTGGAGCACCGACTGTTGTTAATTCTGGCGGTGATAGCGCGGTACCTACCGACACGGTGCTACCGGGATCTCTGAACGCTCTTGGCATGTCTGGCGGGAACGGAGTATTCAAAGCCTGGTGGCAACCGCCGACGACAGGCAACCTGACGATCGACACTTACGGCGAGCAATATGCCCTCGATGCGGCTTTCGCGCAGCCGGTCGAGACAATCCAGCTTGGCGATGTGCTTTACGCCCAGGGCACAGCCCCGGACAAGACTTACTACTTCCGCTTCGCCGCTCATAATCAATCCGGTCTGCAATCTGATAGCTCAACGTATAACTCATTAGGTCCGACTGGCTGGGGGCCGTGGACTCTTGTTCCGCAGAATCCGGTATCAAGCGGTCTAGTTCCACTCGATCCGACTCAGGTATCAGAGAATCTTGTCTATAACGGCGGTTTCGAGATTGTTGTCGGCGGATTACCCGATGGCTGGAGTGTTTATGAAGTTTCCACTCTTGGGTCTTGGAGCAGTCATAGCATTCACAAAGAAGGCAATTTAGGCGTTGCTCTTGTGACCGATACCGTTCAGGGATTCAGCATTATGTCGAAGTCGTTCGCCGTCCGGCCCGGCGAGAGGCTGTATGCAAACGTTTGGGCGCAATCGTCCGGGAGCGGGTCCCTGGGCTTTTACTTCAGGATGATCTTTCACTCAAATGATCCTGATTTTGGCGAGCCTGGCAAGCCTGGAAGAGAGGATTTTATTGATCTTGTTAGTTCCGGAACGATTCCTTATAACGAAAATTTCACTCGCTACGAAGGGCGATTCACTGTAAAGCCCGGCATGTACTGGTGCCGGGTTGCGCTCTACAACTGGAGCGGGCCGAATAGCAGTCTTGCCTCGAATTATCATTTTGATGATGTGATGGTCGCTCGCATCATCTCGGGCGGCGAGATCGACGACAACACGATCCCGCCAAGCAGAATAACCGGAGAAGGACGTTCAGCGTTTGTTGAAACTTTTGAGGAAGGAGTCGCTTGGGGAGGTATTTGGAATACACCCGGTGGTGCTGGATCTGTGTCGATTGTTTCCGGTGTAGGTGTGGATGGCAGCAAAGTTGCACGAGGCGTTGGTCAGACAGGTCTTTCTCCTGTAGGCATCTATATTCCTTATGATCCCAGTAAACTCTATCGCATGACAGTCCGTGAGATCGCTCGTGCGTGGGCTTCTGCGGCGGTGTCAGTATTCTATGCAGGTCTTTATTGTTACGATGTAAACAAGGCATCTGTTGGCATCGTCTATGTTGCTGCGAGTAACTATGCCGGTTTCGGTCAGCCAGGCATTGGTCCGGGTTCAGCCATATTACATACTGGCTTCTTTAAGGGCATCGGAGCATCTGTTCAGCCAGCACCAGATCCGACAGCTCCATCTGGATTACCGACAGGCACAGCTTATATTGCTCCAATAGTTTTGTTTCATTGGAATGCCGCTGCAACATCGGCAGACATCACCGATTGCGACGATATCCGCATAGACATCCTCGAAGAAACCCAATACACATCTCCTGCTCCAAATGGCACGTTTTCCGCCACAGGCATTCATCCGTTTCCTGGAAACAACGACCCTATCTCTTGGGCTGTTTCGGTCTATTTCACTTACACGCAAGGATTGGTGAAAGCCGATCAGATTGCACTCACTATCGGAGATGGTAACGCCGGTTGGGTCGAGCGTTTTTCGCTGCCTCCCACAGCCGTGGTCACAGGATTCATTGACATTCATCGCCTCAATAAAGACCGGCAACATACGATCAGTATTGTAGCGGAGAGTTTCGGTGCAGCCGGTATCGTTGCTGGAACAGGAGCGGCCACGTTCTCCATAACTTTTACGCCGAGCACGGTGTCCGGCTCGCGCTCCGGTTCTCATCTTGGCTCACTCGACTGGGCGGGCGGAAACGTCTGGTTCGATAGTTACCAGTACCGGAACAACATCGCACCATCAAATGCTGTACCCGACACGATTGTTCTGAATCCTTATCACGCCGGTTCCGGGGCTTCGATGATGTACATCTCCGGGCTGTCTTACAATCAGGGGCCGTACATCGCCACGCATCTTGCTGTCATTCTCAAGAGCCCTGCCGGAACGCCCGATCTGTACAGCGATATGGTTGTGGCGCGAATCGCCTTCCCGCTTCCGGCAACTTTCCGGGTGCCGATTCCCTTGATGGATAACGAGACTTATACCGTCGCAGTCGCGGCAGTTGCGATGGTCAAAAACGGCGCGGTCGCGCATGGGACGTTTGTTCAGAGAAGCACAGTTTCCGGTCTGGTCTGGATTCAATGCGGCAAGACACCGACGAATGGATCGCCGCAGCAAGTCAAGCTCGGGAATCCCGATGCGCCGAATGACAAAATCACATTCTACCGCCCGGCCTTTTTTGAATACCCGTATGCGTCAGGTTTTTTGTGCAGACAGGGCGGCACTTACTATGGCGGCATCTCGATGGGGCCGAGCACAGCCGATTTTTACAATGGACCGGGATATGGCATCTCGATTACTCAGGAGACGCTTCCGAATATCATTTACGGCAATCATCCAGGGCCAACTGCGGGCGATCAGAATGCTCATTTTTTCCCCGATGGCAATTTTTCGGCTTATGCAATGGTCGGCGGGGGCAAGTTGGTTTCTTATGGGACGGGGGCTTACTGGATGGGCTCAAGTGGCGTATCCCGCAACTTCGCTTCCGCTGGTCCACATTGCGGCAGGTGCGGGTATGACTTCTGGACGATGGCTGCGGTAAGCAAGCGATTCAACGCGGCGCTTCATATCTGCGGCTGGTGCGGAGCGGTTTACAAGAGCGGCCCTAAAAGCATTCTTCGTTTTCTCACCAAGAAAGAAAGATCGGAAATCATTCGGGCCAGTAACCCATTTCCCAAATTCCTATTGGGGATATTTGGCGAGAACGAGAAAGAGGAACCAGGTGCTAAGAATCGTAAACCCCGACATTCACGGCTTCGTGGGCGGAATGCTCGACGCCGAAGGAAACCCGTACAAGATCGTGTGCGACGTATTAGAAGTCGCTCACTTCGCAATAGATAGTGAATCGCAGCCAATGGAGCGGGTGACAGTGACCTATCGGCGCTGCGATTCGACGCGGGACTTTGAATCGGCAGGTCCATTCACGCAGCATGTCATTACAGGCTTGGAACTGGCCGATCTGCTGGAAGCCAACGTGGGTACGGCGGCGCTTTCGATTGAGACGATAGAAGCGTCTACGTTATCTACCGGCATTCCGTCTGCGGGTATCCGCCCCGAAGACCTGGCCGCTGATCCGAGTCTTCCGATCTGGCGGGGCGAAATCATGGTGCAGCATTTGCGTGATATGGTGAAGAAACTACAGGAGCAGCAAATGACTCCGATGCCAGGACCGTTTCCGAAGATGCCGATGCCAGGACAAGCCTAAATGAAATGCGCGATGAGTTACCGAGAGGCCCGATTCCGAATGGCTGCATGGGGTCATGCGCCGCATGGTTCTGTTTACTGGTAATTCTTTCTCTGGCAGTGGCTATGATTGAGGTGATCTTTGATCTTCACATTTTCGATTGAAAGGAGAACACATGAAGCCTATCGACCAAGAGCTAATTAATGCGATTCCCGACGCAGTAGATAAATCCAGGGCAGGCTGTCAGGAAGCTGCTGACACGGCACTCGCAGTCCTGTTCACGATCGGAGAACAGTTCAAACAATTTCTGACTTTCCCGCTTATCATGAGCAATGGTGTAGAAGTCTGGCCCATGCCTCCGCCATACACGCTGCCAATGACGAACAACATGAACGCGGTCGAATGCAACCTGAATGAATTTCTGCGCCACGCGAAGATCAATGCCAATGCCTTCAACGAAGAAGTGAATCTCAACAACGTGCCTGGTGCTCGCAGTATTGCCGACATAACGCCGAAAGACTCGGGGATGATCTGGCATCTGGCGAACGATTTGTGCCGGCTGGGAGCCCTCCAGGGAGGTGAAACGATTTATCACCCGCTCGATCTGTCGGAGAACACTGAATACTTGTATAACTGCGCGACCACGCCGGGAGAGTCACCGGCACCGCCAGAACCAGAACCTGTGGAGGCAAAGGCTGCGACGACTAAAAAAAAATCAACCGGAAACAAAGTCGAAGACCTGTAGCCAAACATAAGAAGGAGCGTTTGTATGGGCCAAAGAAAGTCATCGTATCTAAAACTCGCAGGCGCAGCACAAGAAACCCGAGGCAACATCGGAAAGTATCGAGGTGAAATTGGCGACTGGCGCACAAGTGAGCTTCAGCCTCACAGGGCCAAGATTGAAGCGCAGCGCACAGCTCCCCGCCCCGATATCGAACTGGCTCGCCGGGAATACTCGAACATCATCAACAACCCCGCTGCTCGTGGATACGACGCCGCAACCCTGAATAGGATGCGCGGTGTTCAATCTGACGTTTCCGCTGGGCAGCGGGGTTCATATCTGAAAGACATGCGCCGTCAGGTCCAGGCGCAGGGGCTCGGCAATACCGGAGCGGCCCTACGCAATCTGAATCAATACACAGAAGGCAGCGAAGCTCGGACCAGAGGAGCGTTTCGTGACATCGACATCGCCAATGCTCAGCAAGGCCGGGGCGAATACCTGGAAGCAGTCAAATCTATGCCTGGGTTGCAATCAATGGAAGACGCCTACAACCAGAATATGTTCCAGCTTCAGAACCAGGTACTCGGTCAGGAAGCGAATGCATACCAGCTCCAGGGTGCGACTTTCCCGATGGAGACACAGACGTTCGGTCCCGAATTGGAAGCGACTCAGGGAGCTTACCGGCCTGGGTTCTGGGGCCAGATGGGTAGTGCGCTGGCTCAGGGAGTCGGGCAGGGCGTGGCCGGCTTGATCTCAGGCGGCGTCAGTGGTGGCGGTTATGCGCTGGGTCAGCGGGCAGGTAGGGGCGGCGGCAACATCTCGGGCGTCGCTAGTGGAGTGACGCTTCCGAATCGACCTGCTACTTCCTATCCGTCAATCAGTGGCGGTTGGTATAACCCTGTCCTTTACGGCAGATAAATAAATGCCTCGACGCGACGACGAAGAAGAAAACGACGAAGAAAAAGACGAGTCCGATGATTACGGCGAAGGATATCCCTACGCTGCCGAAGGCGAACTCGATCTGGACATTGAACCCAATCCTTTTGCTCTTGAAACCGGATGGCAGGGAGCTGAACCGGCCCAAGTAACTCCCCAGCGAGAACCTGGGCCGGGTGTCGAACCTCATGCGCCTGAACCGCTAGGGGAATTCAAAGCTCGTCCCGACGTTGCCGTAACTCCCCCGCCTTCACCAAAGGCACTTCAGACCGAGATAGAGCCAGGTAGCATTGATTACAAGATGGCTGGTATATCTCCGACTCCGATGCGCTCGGCAATGGACTACGCCGCGCAGATCCAGCCTCCGCCATTCCGTCCATATCCTGAACGTCCGCCGATTGAGCCTGGTTTCCGTGGTGCGCTGAAAGACTTTGCTCGGGGCATGATCCCTGGGTACATCCAAGGCAAAGAAGCCGCATTCAAAGAGCGGGTGGCGGAGGACGCAGCTCGGCGCAAATACGAGATGGATGTCTACAAGCAGCAGGTAGGCATCATGAAGCCGATGCTGCAAAAAGACTACGCGACTCAAGCCTGGATTCAGGAAGTCGAAATGCGTCTGGCTTATTTCAACCTAAGATATCCGTGGATGTCACAACGCGAGAAAGCAGCTCGATCGACCAAGACGCACTACACTCCACCAACGCCGCCACGCCCAGGCCAACCCAAAGAAGCTCATTTTCTGCCTGGGGTATTGCCGAAGGAGCTTGATCCTGCTGGTCAAAACAAGCTCGCTGTGATGTGGAGCCCACAGGCCGGTGATGGCACTGGCGGCTGGGTGCTGCCTGGCGGTCAGGAAGTGCCGAACCAGATCATGAATCAGGCCGTAGAATGGGGTACGCAGGCTCAACAGGGTCCGCACTACATCGAGAATGCCGTACCGTCCGGTGCCCCAGAGGGAGCGCCTCCAGGTGTCATGGTAGTGCCAAGGCCCGGCGCTGCGGCAGTCCAAGTCCCGAACGTCCGCAAGATTCCGCCGCCGCAAGATCCGCTAAGACAGTTTCTCGCTCAAGAGGCCGCAAATCGGGCAAAAGAAGCCGCAGAGCGGTCACAGCAGCGATTGACGCTGGCGCAGCAGCAAGCATTGGCCGGCCAACAGGAGAAATTTGACAAAAATAGAGTCGTCGAGCGATTCGTAGATTTGATGCCATTGATGGAAGTGTTGAAGCGCGACATGGGCAACCCGGCAAATCATGAACGGCTTATGTATGTTTTTGCTCGTATCAACGATCCGAGAACCGGCGTCCGGGAAACCGAACGCGAGGAGATCGTGAAGTTCCAGGACACGATCATTAAGAAGATCGGCCAGCAGGCATATAACGCCTTCATCGCTCCTGGTGGTCGGCTGACGCCAAGGGCTGTCGAGCAGCTCAAAGCCGCCATTGCCGATTACCGCATGGAGCAGCGTCAGCAGTACCACAGTCTAAGGCGGCAGACGTTCAACCAAATCGAGCAGACCTTCGGGCTCGCGCCTGACGAAATTTTCCTGAAAGACTACGCGGAGCCGTTTGAGACAACAGGTACAGATCCCAGAGATCCCAGTGTTGAGCGTGTGTGGGATGGCGAAAAGTGGCTCTATCGGAATCCTAGCAACAAACGTTGGGAACCAGTGAGGTAACTCATGCCACAGAAGCCGAAAGGCGTAGCTCCGTCGCCCGATCAGGGCATGACGGACGAAGAACTTGCCGAATTCATGCAGGGTAAGACTCCCGAGGAGCTGACCCCACCAACTGAATCCTGGTCCGATGAAGAACTACTGAAAAAATTTCCGGCACTCGCAGAGGGGCTAGGCCCGAGAGTCGAGCCCAAGCAGTATGAAGAAACCGGAGCCCGAGGCGCTGCCATAGGAGCGTTCAAGCAGGGCGCTCTGGATTTACTGACATTGGGCCAAGGTGTCCGCCAGGCCATACCATCTCCATTTCGTGAAGCTATATCACCGGACCCGGCGCAGAACATTGCCAGAGCGACTTATCGCGGCTACACGCCAGGGGGCGAATACAGGCTATTCGACAGGAACGGGCGTTTTCAGAGAGCAATGGATTGGCCCCCGAGAGGGCCGGCAGAAGAATTGGGTGCAGAAGGGATGAAAGTTGGCGAGGCGCTGATTGGCCCACGCGGCGCACTGAATCGTATAGGCGTACCGATGTTCGGGCCAGTGAAGCCAGGCGCAATCACCCAACTAGCCAAGGCCGGAGCCAGGGCCGGTATTCCTCCGATTGCGACCAGATCGGCTTCTGAGGGCGCATGGCAAGGATTGGTTTCTGCGATCCAGGGCGACGAACCAGGTGAAGCCGCCAAGTGGGGAGCCGGAGTATCAGCCTTGACCGATGCCACGATGGGCAGGCTCAGTCGGTTCGCACCGGTCCTGGAAGAAAAAGCCATACGAACCTATGGGCGCATGTTCGATCCCAAGACCAAACGTGAAACAGCTCGGGCTCGCCAGGCTGCTGAATGGATGTACGAGAAAGGCGGCGGAGCCATTACCAGAGGCTCACTCGCACGCAAAGCTCAGAGCAATATCGAGAGGCTGGCGCGAGAGAAAGTAGGGATTGAGGGCTCCTGGGGACGGATGGGGCCGGGTGAGAAGTGGCTGAACCTGGATGATATTAACAATCAGATCGAGGACTTCCGCCGCAAGCGGCTCACTACTACGGTTCCTGGAACGAATGTTAGAGACTGGAAGAATCCTAATTTCGGGCCGCATGTCAGCGATGTTTTAGACAAGATCAAGGACGGCCTGAATAACCTGTCTGTACAGGGTCCGCAGGGCGGCAGAGTAATCAATTATGTCAACGCGGAAGATATCAAGCGTGACATGCAGTTGTTCTTGGACAAGTTTGGATACTTTGCCGAAAAAGGCGGGAAGGATATTCAGACTGCCGCTCAGCAACTCGCGCAAGAGATGGGCTACAGGGCACTCATGCGGGCGTTTTCTCGGGAGACTCCTGATGTCGCTGAAGTCAACGCCGCTATGGCGCATTGGCTGACGGTGAGGAATTCGATCCTGGGCATCAGCGAGAAGACTTTCGGCAGACCGAACAGGATGCTGGGCGGAGTAATCATGCCTGGCAGTCAAGGCAATATGGTCCAGCGTATTACGAAGTCAGGTCAGTACGGCTTTCTGGTCGGCTCGGTCAATTCGCTGCTCAATACCCCAGCCTGGCTGACCATGACAGCAAAGATGAAGGGCGAGTTGGCGGATCTGCTTTCTAAGGGCAGCGTAGAAGGGCTCCGGGCTTTCATGTCAACCGTTGCAGCTCAGACGCAATCTGATCCGCGCTTTCCCGAAGGCCCGACTGTTTCTGAATCTCGACTTCCACCACCGGGCAAGCATATCTGGACGCCTGGTGGATACGTGCCGGCTCCAACAGATCAAATCACGACAGGAACTGCTGAAGAAGAAATGCTCAAGTCCGCACCGAAGACCGGCAATGTCTTCGCCACTCCTGGAGGTGGCACGTATCTGCGCGATCCCACTGCTCCCTTGGGCTGGCGTGAGAGCGAGAAAGTCATCAAAGACGGAAAAGTATATCTACGTGGTCCCAATGGTGAGCTGGTGGAGGCCCGCTGATGGGTCAGGTCCGCAAGACGATTGACGGAAGCCGCGAGATTGAATTCCCGGATACGATGAGCGAAGCCGATATTGATGCCGAAATGGCTAAGCTCAATGCCCAGATTCCCGTCAAGGCCGGAGGCAGCAGCTTTCTCGGTAATGTGCTGCAACAGCAGAAAGGCTACTGGGGAAATCTATTACAGGGCCTCAAGGAGAACAGGGGCTTCCCCGCGACCGAGATTGCCAAGCAGCTCGTCACGCCGGAGGACAAAGCCTACCCCTATGTAATGGGCCCGGCGCGGGTGATCGAGAAGTACGCTACGCCTCAGAACATTGCTATGGCTCCGGGGATAGCTGCGCTTGCCGCTACTCCTGCGGCTCCACTTGTGTTCCCACTTCTGGCGGCTCCGCCTATCATTGAGTCAATCAACCGAATTCCCGAAATCAGCCAGATCCAAGATCCGGTAGAACGCAGAACGCAACAGGTCGAAGCAGCCGCAGACATTGGGGCCCAGACGGTTCCTTGGGCAGCGTCGCGTTTCATGACGCGGCCAGCAGCTCCACCCCGGCCAGTGAGAAGTATGCCAGTGCCACCAGTTGCATTGCCTCCAGGTCCGCCTGGATTGCCTCCAGCTCCAGCTCCAGCTCCGGCTCCGGTTGTCCCAGGCCCTGCTCAGTTACCACTCAAACCGGTTCCGCGTCCTCCAGTAAGCCCGACTCAGCCCCCACCGCCGCTCGGCCCGTTTCCCGTCGAGGAACCATTAGGGGCCAGGATTCCGCCAAGAGATTTACCGCCCGATCAGCGGCGTATCGTTCCCGTTGCCGCGCCGCCAGAAGGATTGCCACCACTGACGCCACCCGGTGAGCCTCCCCCGCCTGGGAGCCCAGAAGACGCTATCAGGCAGCGCCTAATAGATCAGGGCATTGATGTCCCGCCCGATGTACCGATCACGGTAGGCATCGGGGGCGGCACCCGAAGACGGATTAAAGACACAGGCCCGCTTACCCTGGACATGATTAACGAAGCTCGCATAGCCCAGGGACTCCCACCGCTGTCCGAAACCGACGCTACTGCGCCGATACAGCGCCAGTTCAGGGGTGATTTACCAGAAGAAGAAATCTCGCCCCCAACTCCGGCTGCTCCGCTTCCTACGCCATTCCGCCCTGGCATGGGACCAAGCCCTCAGCAGGCTCCTATGGTACCCATGTCCAGAATGCTGCCCCCTGCTCCTCCTCCACCCCCCGCGCCGCCATTTCAGCGCATGACCGGACCTGGACCCTCTGGAGCGATTCCCCCGCCTGAGCAACAGGTTTATCCTCGGTTGCCTCCGCCGTTTCAACGCATGACTGGTCCTGGACCGCAACAGCCTATTCCGCCACCAGAGCGGCAGGTCTATCCATCACCACCGCCGCCTGCTCCTCCTCCGCCAGCGGCAATACCGACCCGACCTCAAGTCATAGAAACAGGCAAAAGGAAACGTAGATTCGATCCCTACCGGAGCTTTGAAGACGCGATTGCGGCGGCTGGTGGAATTGATGCTAAAGAGGCTGCGGCTTACAAAGGCGAATTAGAGGGTTTGTCCCGAGGGCAGCGGATGAAGCTGATCCGCAAAAAAGGCGGCTGGGGCCTGGATACGATTTATGTCTCGCTCGAAGAATCAGGCTATCCAGTAAGCCAGGTTGCCGATCAGCTCAACATGAATACTTCCGACGTAGTGATCCAAGCTCTGACTGATGCAAACTTCCGCAAGAGGCATTTACCGGGCCGGCTGGATCGCCAAGCGGCAGCAATGGAGATGTACGAGGCCGGTCAAATACCGGGCGAAGAAAAAGCGGTACTGGAGATGGAGTTAGATCGACTACGCCAGGAGAATGAAGAACTGAAGCGCAGAGGCGGAGAACGCGAGCCGGGCGAAGAAGAAGACATCAGCTTTGACTTCGGTGAGGAGCCTCCGACTGGCGGGGGAGGCTCAGTCGGCGGGATGCAGGTTGGGCCAGTACAGAAGGCATTAGGACTGGGCGAAAAGGCCCCTGCCGAACCAGAGAAAGGGAGGCTTGCGCTACCGCCACAAAAGAAAATCCCGGCAGCTTCAGTGAAGCCGGTGAAGCAGAAAGACCTGTTCGCCGCGCCAGCCAGGCCAGAACTGCCAGCGCCACTTGGCCCACCAGCGGCACCACCTGCCCCAGCGCCAACACCAAAGGCGGACACAAGACGCGAACAACTCCACAAAAAGATCAAAGGACTGGACGCTCAGATTGCATTCACGAATCGGCGGCTTGAGCAGGTTCGGGCGGGCAAACAGACCGATTGGGCAAAAGACCGGATAACAAAACTCGAAGCGGATAACGTCAAGATTTTTGACGAGCTTGAGAAGGCAGCGACGGAGCTGGAGGAGCTGAGAATAAAAGGCGAAACGCCGCCGCCGATGATGGATCTGTTCGCCGGCAAAGAGAAGACGCCTGCGCCTCAGCCGATACCGGAGGAAATCCCGCCGTGGGAACCGCCCGTTCGTCCGCCCAAAGCCAAACAAGTTGGCCTATACGAAAAGCCCGAAGCTCTACGCCAGGAAAAGGCCGCTGCGACGCAGGAGGCAATCCAGGTATACCAGAAGGACGGCGATGTACACCGCGCCAGGCTGGCATTGGAAAAGTTGGAATGGAGCGACACCGATATCGACGAATTGCTTGCCCAGGCCGATAAGGTCCGGCGTCTATCATTCGTAAAGCCGCAGCCGCACAAAGCACCCCCACCGCCAACACCCCCCGGCCAGGCTCCCCCAGGACCGCCCCCCTGGAAGGACTACGGAGGCCCAGGACCGTTTGAACCTGGTCCGCCCTTGTCCAAGGTCAAAAGACCGCCACCGACTCCGCCTGAGCCTCCCGGCAAACCGATCGACATGGCGCTGAATAAGCGCATCGCAAAAATCGACGATGAGATTTACGCACTTGGCGAGGAAATGGAGGGCAAGCCCAATCCACGTTCGTATCTGAACAGAATCGGGAAGCTGAAGGACGAGCGTTTGAAGCTGGTACGAATACGGGAAGGTAAACCACCCGAGCCCCCGGGGTTTAACGAACCACCTGAACCGAAGCCTGAGCCTGAGCCTAAGTCGTTTCTGGACCCCTTGACGAAGCTGGCCGCTGACATCGAGCAGCTCGGTGCCTCACAGAAAGCGACATCGAAAGAAGCCTACCAGCAGCAGATTCTCAAAGCCGGAGGCAAAGGCAAAATGTCTCCGCGTGAGCTGCTGGGCCTGGACAAGCCGAAGAAACAGAAAGAGGCCGGCCCGCTGTTCAAAGAAGAACCGCCGCCAGGTCTGTTCGGTCCCGAGCCAACTGGCGGAGCCAAACCCAAGCGAGCCGATCAACTTGCTGTTGGTGATCGCATCTTTACGACAGAGTACGGCTACCAGACAGTCGAGAAGGTTTACCCCAAAGATCCGCGCTATCCGAATGCCGTCCGGGTTGATCTGTCGAGAGAGCTGAATAAGCAGTTTGATGCCGACAAAGTGCTTAATGTCGAATCCAAGAGTCTCGGAGCTGCCGACATTGGCGAGCGCAAGCCGCACCAGAAAGAATTGCCCTTTTTCGAGAAGAAACCCGACCTGAGCGAATTCCACAAACGCCAGCGGGAGATCATCCAGAAACGCTCAATGGACGAGCTGGTAAAGATCAACGAATCGCTACATAAGACTGGCGAGATCAGCGCAGAAGACACCGAGCGGGCGGCTGAATTATCCCGGCGCTGGCGCATGGCTACGGGGAAGAATCCCGACAGTACCGAAGTCCTGAAGGAATTCAGTCAGGCGCTACGCGGTCGCCTTAGCCATTGGCTCGATGAACCGGATCTTCTTCGGGACATACTCCAGGGTAGAAACGTCGGATTTGAACGCCGAGCAGAGCAGCATCCATTTGAGCCACCTGAGAAACGTAAAGGTGAAAGACGAGAATCGCGGCGTATCACCGTTCCTCCATTCAAGCTAATCACGGAAAGAATTGAAGGCAAGAAGCCATCAGCTCCAGGCCAGGTCAAACCATTCAAGAAGAAGCCTCCAGAAGAAGAAGGCCCAGGACCAGGAAGTCTTGGCGCGGCTGGAGCGTTATGAACTCGACGTGTTTGCTGAAGAAGATCAGATCGCCAAGCAGCAGGAGAGTGTTGATGATGTGACGGCTGCTGCGGTGTCGAGTGCTATGGCGGCCGGTGCTGTTTCAAGTGGCAGTTCTACAATTGCTTCAGGTAATGCGCTCTCGCAAGCTGCCAAACGCGCCGGCCGGAAGAGACTTGTAGCCCAGACCTCATTATTCGA